AATCACAATGGCAACTGCCCACTGCATTTGTTCAGCCTCGGCCTCTTTGCGCTTTTTCTCTTCAGCGTGTAAGGCCGCCATCTCTTTGGCATCATCCCTGTCCATTTCAGCTTGAAGGGCTTTGGCAGAATTCCATACGTCTATGCGTCCAGCTTGCATAAACAACATTTTTAACTGCTCTTCAAACCGCTTGGCTTCATCCAAAGCCATCTCAATTTGTAACGCCGCACCAAGGTTAGACTTACCACCCGTACGCTTGGCTTGAAGCATCGCCTTGGTAGCGGTGCTCTTTGCATCAAAAAGCTTAGAAATTGACGGTGTTAGACCTGCCAGATCACTAGCAACTTTACTAGCTTTTTTAACGACACTGATTGCAGTTTGCAATCCTTCTAGCGCCGTGATCGGATCAATCATTTCCGTACAACCTTTTCCCACTGTAGGCAAACAACTTTGCGGTTATAAACATCACCCGTCCACGCCCACCGCACACAGCGGTATTCAGTTTTCCTATCTTGGCTGGCTGCTCCCGGTAGAAACACCAAAAAGAGCATCAGTAACCAGCGCATTTACCATGTCCCAGCCCATGCAATTATGTACGTGCCAAAGATCACGAAGGCCACAAGAAGGGCCGCCGCAATGAAAGCTTCAGCCCAATCCCACATGATTATTCAGGATCTGGCAGTTGCGGTGGTGGTAGGGCTTTTTTTGCCGCAATATAAGCCGCCTTCTCTTCAGGCGTGTACTTTTCTACAATTTCCCATTGTTGTACAGCTTCAATGCCATTAATAACAGGAGTCAATTCTTTTGGTACCTGAAACTCTGCATCGTATGAAGGAGGGTCAGCATACACAAGTCGTGCATAGCCAAAGTGTGCCAAAACCTCATCAGTTGGTGGGTATGAAAACGAAGTGTCAGGATGAGCCGCAGATAAAAAATGTTCTGCCAAAGGCCACTGCACTGGAACACCGTCTTTAAGTTGAACAATCATGTTAATCCTTATGAAATGCCAACATCAGTTGAGGGAAAAGTTCTTGTGGTTCCGGGCCAAACTATACGGACTCCGCCATTACCTCCGGGCATTGATCGATAGCGAAATACATTAGATCCACCATAAGGCTGTCCTCCACCACCCCCGCCAAAAGTGCCACCTGCACTTGTTATATAGTTTTCATTATCAGGAAGCCCTTTTTCACCGTCAGATCCGCCGCCCCCTCCTCCAGTACTTGAAGACGCTCCCGCTGCTCCATTCGTGCCTTGGCCAAAAAGACCAACCCCACCGCCACCAACCCCTTGATTACTGCCTGTGTTACCACCACCACCGCCGCCACCACCAGACCCTGCAGTGGCCGCAGTAGCCGTATAGAACGCTCCTTGGCCGCCATTCCCTGCATAACCCCCAGCACCGCCGCCAGAAGGACTAAAATTTGACGACCCATTTCCTCCGCCAGCACCGCCATTTCCGCCACCATCCCCGACGTATGACCCGCCTGCACCGCCTGTTCTACCGCTACACGAGCTTCCGCCGCCACCTTTAACAACGGCGGTACTAACAAAATAAGAATCCCCCCCGGGAGTAGAGGGGCCAGCGGTATGTGACCCAGCGCCTACAACTACCGTATAGGTGCTGCCGGGTGTAACAGAATAGTTGTTTTTGTAACCTAATCCCCCACCACCCCCAGCTACTTGTTGGTCGCTAGAGCCGTAATACCCAAACCCACCCGCGCCGCCGCCGCCAACGCAGACAACGCTAACGCTAGTGACCCCTGCCGGACAAGTCCAAGTGTATGTACCGGGAACTGCATAAGTTGTTTCGCTTCTTGGCACTTCTGTTGCTCCTACTGCTGCTTTACCTGCTGCTAACATAACTTCTCCTTAAGGTGTGTAATTCTGGCCAGCAACAATACCGTACCAGTTTGTACCATCAGAGAAGAACGATAAAATATCCATTTTAGATGCGGTAGCCGTCAATGTGGGCGCTGTACCGCCGGGCCACTTTACTGTTGTCCAAGTTACAGTGTAGCCACCCGCGCCTGTTTTTAAAAGCAAAATAAAAGATTTACCGGCAACCGCGGAAGGCATTGTGACTGTACAAATACCCGTTAAGGTAATAATTTGCATAGTGCCGTTTGTAAGCGCTAGCGTAATTGCGGTAGACGAATTTGCAGTGTATACTTTTTCAGTATATGCGCCATTAAAGGTAGTATTTTGATCTGTACCCAAAGATAAGGCAGTAGTTGTACCATTTGTTTGAAGATCTAGCGCACCAGTAGAACTTACGCTTGTTGAGCCTAACGTGACTGCCATGATATAACTCCTTAAGGGGTGCCGTTAGCGACCACGTCGCTGATTGTTGTGAATACGCCCGCACTTGTCATGCTTGCTATTGTAGTAGCGCCGTACTTGAAAAGCAATTTACCGCCCACTTCAGAAATGCTGAAGTTTGTTGTTTGCAACAGGGGTGTACTTGCCGCAGTGCCTGTTGTGTTTTGATTCAGTGTCGGTACGTCTGCCGCTGCAAGTGCGCGGAATGTGGGGGTTCCAGAAGAGCCGTTTGGCGCGGCCAAAATTGTGTTGGCTGTTTGGGAAGCAAAGTTAGAAGGCGTGACAGCCAGCGTGCCGCCAAGCGTTAAGTTTCCAGAACTTGTAACCGTACCTGTAAGACTGATACCACTTACTGTGCCTGTGCCGCTAACAGAAGTAACCGTGCCTGTGCCGGGAGCAGAAGCCGCAATTGTGTAGTTTGGCCACGTACCTGTGATTGTAACGTTTGCGCCTTGGGTCAACGTAGGGGTAGCGGTTCCGTTACCACCATTAGCAACCGCCAAAATACCAGCAACAGTCACAGCACCAGAAGTAGCCGTAGAAGGAGTTAAACCTGTGGAGCCAAAGCTGATGGTGGACACACCGTCCACTACGCTGGAAGCTACTTTGACAAAGTCTGTGCCGTTGAAATACACAACGCACTTCTCGCCTACAGCTACGGAGATACCGGTCTGGCCGTATGCTTTGAATGTCACTGTGCCGCCCGTAGCGGCGTTGTCCACAATGTATGACTTGCTTACAGCGGGAGAGCTAACCGTACCGACTGTGATGATCTTGGTTGTGGTCAGCGTACCTGCCACTTTGATGATGGCGTACTGCCCAGAGTTTGCTGTGATATTTGTAGCCGTATCGTCACCGGCTGTGTTGTCAAGCGTAACTGCGCCGTCACCCGTAAAAGTTGACGTGCCAGCGATGGCAATGTCCAAGTAGTTGGTCAGTGAGAAGTTGACCAGATCGCCCCATGAGCCATCAAAGTACCCTTCAACTGGAAGGGGTAGATCCAGTAGGGCTGTGTTGCTAAGTCCGGCGGGCATAGGGAATCCTTTAAGCTTTTATTTTGCTAATTCAGCGGCGCTGGGTGGGGGTGGGCGAACACCGTTTTGCTGAGCAGCTTGGAAGTCTTGACCCAGCTTACTCAAGCGCATGAACAGATCAATGCACTCACCCAATTGACCGGCGGCCAACTGTTTCATGATTACGTTGAATTCTTGTACGGTTACTTCGCCAATCTTGATTTTGTCGTTCATGCAGGTTCCTATTAAGGTGTTGGTGGAGTTGGTGTGGGTTCTGCCCAAGGCAAATCAGGCTGAGTCACGGGGTCAATTTTAAGAGCAATTTGCTCTGCAATCACGCCATTAACGTGTTCTTCGTAGCTGCCCGTAACAAAAGGCTGAATCCAACCAATCACAATTTCTTGTGTCAACTGGTCGTAGGGAATGAAGTTTGGCTGCGCTGGATCGGGATCCAAGGGTGTAGCACCGCTGAATGTGCCGGTGTTGCCGTTCTCGTCCGTGCCGGTTTTAGTCCAGTAGGTCTGAACAACGTAGTCGGACTCAGTGCCAACCGTGGTTACTTTCATGCCGGTGACGGCCCATGTGTATGTGATAGCCATTTTTAGATCCTTGCTTCCAATTGAGAAATGCGCTGTTCAAGCGCGGTTACATACTTTGCCAACTCCACAGAAGAAACCATAGCAGCGTTGCCGTAGGCTACAGACAAAGTTCCGTCTGCGTTCTCAAATACTGCTTCTTCCATAAGGGGCTGTAAAGACTGGGCACCCACACCAATTTGCCGCATTTCGTTATCAATACGAGTATACGTACCACTCTTGACACGAGCAAGTCTTTCAACAAAATCTTCGGGTAAATCCGCCCAATCTTTCTTCAGGCGTTCGTCTGAGTATGCTGTGACGCTGGCCAGCATTGTGAGGTTGCCAGACATATCAATCTGAAGCAGGTTTGCAGGAGCAGACCAACCGCCAAGACGGAACACGTTATCAGAGTCCAAACCCATATTGACGGCATAAGCACCGCCACGGTGGAATGACATAACAGCGCCGCTACCATTATTTGAGTATGTTTGTAACGGCGCGGAAGAACCGGAAGCTGTATTAAAGTTGGATAGAAAATACATGTTCCCAGTAACAGTCGTACTGACATTAGAGCTACCGTTCATGTCCAAATAGTAGCCAGTATTGTTGCTGTCGTAAAAAATTGTGCCGTCTACACGGCCACCGGAATAGATACCTTTGGGGCAGTAGATGTTATAAGCAGCGTTTGTGGTTGAAGTACCAAAACCTGTGCAGTCATTACTTAAAAGATAGTATTGATACCAACGTCCGTTGGCTTCACGGTAAATACCACCATTGCCCGAACTGTCGTACATGGCAAAATTTACGCCAGAATAGTAGTCAAACATGCCGCCATAACTGCCACGCGACCCACGAATAGCAATTGCGCCGTAGCTAGACAACGTATTGCCTTCTA